TGTGATGCGGATTTTTGAAAGATCGGATTTGAACATTACAGTCATTGGAATGACGCCACCTACATGGGTGGGATTATAGAATGTGGAGTCTTTAGGGCGCTTCCTCTCCCATGAACCTAATATACACGAGTTTGGGGTCTGTGTCAACCCCCTAGTCCAGTTAGCGAAGTGGTGGACCAGGTATCCACCCCACTAGACTTTTTCTGATACCCTTTGTTACAGGTTTGACCCTGTGTGGCAGTGCTGAAGGAAATACAATTAATGTTCCTGTTTTATTTTCAGCAGCAACAGTTACAGTCTTCAACTCATAGTCGCCACAAGAGTAACGACCAATTTCAAACTCACCTCCTTCATAATCATCGTTTAGCATTAATGAAAATGATAACTTTCTGGGTGGCGATGATCCAACTATATCCGTATGCCAAGAGTAGTGATCACCAACATCATAATGAGAGTATTGAATTGATTCTTTTTCAAAGAAAGGATACAAATCAAATTTAAAATTGTCATCATTGATAATATCTACCCAATGACGGCAAAAATTGTAAGTAATGCTACTCTCAGTAATAAAATTAATTTTGGATGATCTCACATCATAATTCAGTCCACTTTCTATCCTGCCTTGTCTCCAAGAAGAATCAATAGTATCCAATTCATTGTAGATACGCTGTGGTATTTTAATTATGTGGATAATTGCTTCGTCGTTATGAATCACTGAAGATAGGGATGATGTTGGTCTTGGCATGTTCTGTTTTGTTAATGTGCTGTTCCCACATGCTGGCATCATCTAGATTATAGAAGATCGCTTGCTGCTTCGCTTGCCCCTTCTTCTTGTTCTTCATCCATACAACTGCATACTTCATTCCAATACTCGCGAAAAACACATAAAGTTGACTGATAACGACCATGACGACATGATGGGTCAGGTCGATCGACGTAGCAAATAGTGATATACCTATCACTGATAAAGTCTACCCACCCTTTGGTGGCGTGATACTGAACCATCATACCACGAGTAAATTTCACTAGTCAACCTCTTCAAATGGTTGACGATTTTTGTTCTCTGGTTTAGGAAGACGGAACATCTCCTTGAGGTCATTCAAATCATTTAGTTGCTGTTGAATAGAATCAAGTCTCCTCTGTATCACATTAAAGTTATGATCGCTGTTGCTCTGGATTGTCAACATGTTTTCAACTGTTTGTTTAAAGTCTTCTTCAGTCATTAGTAGCGGTCAGGAATACGGTGGTCTAGGTTGAGAGCAGTGTTGCCAGTCATGTGATCTCGAAGAGACATAGCACGACAGTATGCTTTCTTGTGATATTCTATCACATCATCGATGCCAGATAGCATCTCTTCATACGTTTGTCGTGCTGATACTTTATCATCGTTGAGATAATCATCGATCGCATTTTGCATACGATCTTTGCGCTGTTTTGAATACTCATGGTTCCAGTTGATTTCAGTTGTCATTAAAGTCTTCGTTGCGACGTTTGTCAAGGTATTCGATGATCTCACTACGCCATTCTAGTAATTCATGATAACATTGTTGATCATGTGCGTCTTGACGTAGTTGATGATCTGGTTTGAGAACGCTCTCATAGAAGATATAGAACGCATCTTTACGTTTCTCGTGTTTCGTGGTGCTATTCCAATCCATGTGATACAAGCGTTATAGGGGACATTGTAGCATGATTACTCAATTTGATCAACCGATTCGATGTCGCAAACAGGAACTTCATGTTCGCCACCAATGATGTACCAGTGCATTAAATGTCCATGATACTCTGGATGAGCAGCATACTCTGTAGTATACTCACGTTCACCACAATATAGCAATTCAGATTCATGGATGTTATTATCTCGTAACATTGCTTGAAGTTGCATGTGTTGCAACTCCACCTTATCAGGGACTTTCATGTGGTTTGATGGACGCTCTGCTACCATAGCATAGGTGTCAACCCACTGTCAAGTCCTCGAACTGTTCCACTTTGTGAACATACACAAAGGTTTCTTTATGGGATCCATCAGGGTTTACAATAAACTCAATGTCAAACCATGAGTTATGTGTACAAATAGAAGTAATATAATCTGCTTCTTCATCTGTTAGAATATCAAGTTTATCTTTCTTTAACACATTGAGATACATTTGTGCTTTTTCATTTCTTCTTTCAACTTCAAAAACAAACTTATCTTGCTTATCAAATGCTTTGCTAACATTAAAAAATAATTTGTATGATAACTCGTCTGTATCCAATTTAAACTTCAATACTCCATAACCATATTTTGTCACATACTTCGGAAATGTATTAATTTTCTTAAGGAAGTTTTGATCTGCATAACTATCAAAATTATAGTCCTCATCATATACTGTACAACCATTGTACGTACCATCTGGTTTATATAACATACCAAGTAGGAAAGTCTGATTACTTAAGGTAACGTTAGTATGTCTCTCAAATTTGGATCTTAGATCCATAAAACCTTCACAATCAATTGCTCGTGAGAATTTATTCCATACTGGAAATATAATAGGATATCTGATACCATACTTCGCAAGAATTTCAATGATATCTCCATCATTATGCTCAATAAACAAATGTTTATTAAATTCATATTCAGGATCTGTCACATGACCAAAGACATAATTAAAATACTTATTTAATTTAAGTTTAAGATCATTATCTAAATCAGGAAGATATGCAGGATCCATCAGAGACGTAAATCTCCTAGGCATTGTTTCTATAGTAGAAACTTTCTCTCTTGTAGTAAGACTGTATTTGTCAACAACAGTATATCTTTCGGAAAACATTATTCGTTAGTTAAAATAGTTTGACCTTCAACATTACACAGAGAATAGAAGATATAATTTTCTGGCGTTGTTGTTTCTGCTTGACTTGCTGGAAAACTTGCTTCTAAGAATTCGATAGTCATTTGCATATCATCAACTTCCATAAAAACATATTCCGATTGCTTCAATGCTGTCCACATATCCAGAGGCAGAATCGATTTATAAGTTTCATATGAAGTATTGATAGCATCAACATCAGTGCTATTATTCCACCCATAGGATCTCAGCATAACAACTGGTTTGCCTTTCATAAGAGCATAGTTCTCGATGAAGTTATCAAAATAATATACGTCGTAAGATGTGTTCATTTTAGTACGAGTTTCCAAGCAATTGTTTTACGCAGACCTAGAAATGATCTAGATGTTCCTTCTGCTCTGTGAGGAATATTTCCTGGGAACAGGATTGCTGAGTTAGGAACAAACTCAGAATAATGATATGTATCACCTATCTTAAATACTGTCTTACCATCCCACTCTTGATCCCAACTATCGTTAGCATAGAGAAGAAATGTTCTGCCTTGATCATTGTGCCAATCCTGGTGAAAATTACCAGAAGTGCCAAATGTATGACCATTACAGTAAACAGCAGTTAGTTCATACTTTTGATTAGTCTTTTCCTCAATGATATTTAGAAGATATTCAGTGAAGAAGAAGTCATCACCTAGATGCATCATCCAGAATGGTATCTTTCTCTCTGGATGTCCTGATGGATATGATCCATGCCCATACTCCCATTTTGGTTGATTTAATTTTTCAAGTATCAATGCAAAATCTCTACGTGAGAAGAAATTATCATATCTTACAACATCATTCATTTTTGCAACCAGCATAAAAATACATCTCTACGTCCTGAAATAACTCTATTCACTCTATGAATATGATCACCGGGATATATTACTGCTTTACCCCTCTGTAATTTAACATGCGTAGTATCATCAATAACTAATTCTCCCCCTTTATATTCATCATTAAGAAAACATGTCATACTATAATCTGATTTGACGCCACCACACATGGCAGCATCATAGTGATCCCCATACATCCCACCAACACTATACTTCGTAAAATATATTTGGGATATTGCTGATATTTCAATAGGAAGATCTACTTGTGATATTATATCACGACAATAATTATTCAAATCAACATGTCCTGGTCCATCAAATACAGTTTGACACCGTTTATCTTCTCTAGGATTACTAACTCTTCCGTCTTTAAATGTTAAATGCTTAAAATATAGATTAATGTATTCAAGTTGTTCATCATTTAATAAATCAATTTCGTGTATCATTCTTCCAATTCAGAATCATTGACATAGTATCGATCCCAATCTTCAGGAATCGTATCAGGAACACCAAGAAGTTCCATCATTTTTTTCATATTAGCATTAATTTTTCTACTTGTAAGTTTATGCTTACCTGCAAGTAAATACATTTGATCTTCTCTGCTCTTCATAAAATCAGATGATGCTTCAGAATCATGCTTAACCCATTGATTGAGGTCATTTACATCCATAAACGCAGGTGCATCAGTTACACCATCCTCTAACTTACCATTTGGATATATTTTTAAGTAATAATTTGGATCTCTAGGCCACTTCAATTCATAGGTATATTTAAAGTATGCTAAACCAGATCCACCAAATTTTTCATCATCTGGTCTTACCATACTTTCTTTGCGAATCCATCTTCTCCAAGCAATCCACCTATCTCTTTCGCCTTCATATTCTTCTTCGATATCAGGAAGAACTCTCCAATCAGACAAGTTTAACATTTCAGTTTTTTGTCTTTTAATCTTGTACCACCTCTGCTCATAAAAAATAACTTCTTTGTCTACGTCTTTAACAACTTTTTCGACTTCAAGATTTCGGATTTCAACACCAATCTCAAAAAACGTCATACATAAATCACAAAATTCTTTTGCCTGCGCTGAAGTAGCACCAGTGAAAGAATATGTTCTATAATATGAACTTTCCGTTTTAAAGTCATATTGACGTTTCTGTCTTTGACAGAAATAAGTTCCATCATCAAAATATTGAAAGAAATCAATTCTGTCGTTGTCATTATGCCAGAAATCATCAACAGATTCTGTTAAAAATTTCTCTAGTAAATCAGCATTCAATGCTGTTTTTTTACCACCACGAGTATGGTAATCGGTAGCAGTAACTTCAATTTCGACATTAGGAGTTACAAATTTGTTGATAAAATCAACTTCGATGACAATCTTTCTTAATTCCATGGGTTGTTAAGTGCTCTTGATGTACCATCCTGTTATAATGTATTTATCTTCAGTCAACACAGTATTGCCTTTATGTGAATGTGTAAACCCAGATGGCCAAATAACGACAGTTCCTGCAGTAGGTTTGATTCTTCTTCTCTGATACAAAAATTCAGTTTCTGCTTCACCATCAGGCATATCATTAAGATAAATCATCCATACTAATTCTCTTGGAGCATGTGCTAGATCAGCATTTTCATGATGCCACAAATGATATCCACCTCCAGGAGGAGTTTTCTGAAATTTAATATCAGTAGATACTAATCCAGTATGTTTTAATGATTGATACTTATGAATATAATGCCTCACACAACTCTTTAGTACAGAGTTTGTTTTAGTAGATAAGTCTCTATTAGAAAAATTTAACAAAAATGCATAATCTTTTCTATTCAAATCTCCACCATATTGCTGAGAAGAATTGAATGCTATCTCTGCATTTGGGTTATGCTGTGTTGTTGCTGATGGGACTTCAATACAAGCAGTATCATAAACTGAATTTGCATATCCAATCAACTCTTCACACAATGGTCTTGGCATAAAATTTGGCCAAACACCAATAAAATCATCAAAATCAGATTTGGTAATTCTATTATCGAGCATTAATTCAAGAGGTCTATAATCTGGAACACTCAATTTTTGATTCATAATTAATATGCCTTGATGATATATTTAGTCTTATGAAATGGGTTGATAATTGGGACTTGTCTCTGTGGTTGCATCTCAACATCAGGAGTTGGTCTCTTGAAACTACTAGAATACACAAATGTTCCTGGTGTTAGATCCATAAAAACATCACTTTGAGTAAACACTACCTGAAGTGATCCAGCAGCACCACCAGATCCATTAGCAGCAACTGCAGCTACTTCAATTATTTTATTAGCAGTAGTATCAATATTATTCCAGAATGTAGTAGAAAGTTCATCTCCCACAGTATAACCAGAACCAGCACTTAGAATCTGATCAACACGTATTCTAGTATCGTTTGCAGAACCACCTCCAGGATTCGGCCATGCTTGATATGTAATTCTCATACGCATACCACTTCCAGAACCACCAACCATATCTTCATCTCTGGTTTCTTCATCCGATGGATTATTCCACTGAGCTGCGCCTGCTTGTCTATAAGACCACTCACCAACACCTGCAGAGAAGAAGGCACCACCGCCGTCCCCAGGGACGCCACCTCCATTAGGAGATTTTCCACCGGCAACAACGTATCTATTGGACCAGTATATATTAAAGGTTAATAATGCCCCATCAACACCACCACCTAGACCAGATCCAAGTGGTGATTGATTACTACCTAGAGCATCCAAATTACCACCAGTAAAATCAGCATTTGGGTTGCCAACTGGATTTTCTGTAATTAAATGACTATGAGTACGTGTTTGTGTTCCAGGTCCAGTGCTAGTATACTGACTAATCGTAGTAGTACCTGGTTGTGTATCAAATACACCACTAAAATATCTATTAGTATTACCATTAGGGGTAGTAGGGTTGTTACTTGCTCCACGATTTTGAAGATTTACACCCGCTAAAGCACTAAAAGGAGAGAGCCACCATGTCTGAAATTGAAGTGGTGGAACTGCGAGGTCATCACTTTCAGGACCAAGTTCCGTTGACTGATTGGGGAAAGACCCTTCAATGACTTGATTATATGGAAGAGTAGTAGGGAATCCTTCTGCCCAATCATCAAAATCAAAATCATTACCAAAATATCTTTTCAATTCCAACTGAAACTGAGAACCAATTTTAACTGAAAAGAACCATTTCCATGTGTTTTGAATTACGACTTTATTCTCTTCTGGACTTAATCCTTCACCTTTGCCAATGGCGGGATACTTGGTTGGTCCATATACACCAGCACCCATCATACCTCTACCTAATGGTTGGTTCCATGGAATACTAGCTTCTCCACCATCACTTTCAACAACTGCAGAAATAAATGCATGATTGTGTGTGGGGGCAGCAACAGTAATAGCAGACATTCCTCCAACTTGTGCGGCAACAAAACTAGTAGGATTAATTTCAAAGATAACTTGATCAGTAAGTGTTTCCAATCCAGTTAGTCTAACTGTTCCGAGAGAGAAGAAATCACTATCTAAACCTCCTACAGCGCCAGGAGGTCCTTGAACTTGATCTAAAGGATCTGATCCACGAGCACCAACCCTATTAAAATACCAAAATCCACCTTCAGCACCAGGATCATTAATACCTTTTGAAGATCCTGGAGTAATTGGCACAAATGTTGAATTACCTCTAGTGCCATCTACAATACCAACACCACATAATTTTCTATTTCTATAATCAGGAACATTAAATTCGTCAGTAGTCTCACCATATTCTCCATCAAGAATAGTATATAATTCAAAATAATCATTCTTATCTAATGAACGACCATCGCATGGAACAAATCCAGGATACCTATCATTATTTCCACCATCTAAATCTCCATAACTACCCACACTCTCTTTCAGAACAGGAAGAACTGTTCCAATTGGATATCCATCAAATTTTTTAGATTTTCTACTATACCATATGGCAGCATCAGTAGATGGAGGTGGAACTGTAGCATATGTTGTTACTTGCCATTGAAATTGATTTACGCCAAAATCTCCACCAACGCTAATTATTGTAAATTCTGGTGTATTCAATTGATCTGCTGCTTGAATTACAATATAGAATGAGGTATTTAAAAGAGGATCAAATGTTCTTGGACCTGCTGCAGGAGTATCAAAATCAATAGAAATCAAAGCTGGATAACCACCAACGTTTTCAATTGTGATTGGTCTATTAATTCCAGTAGGAGTGACTGGAGAACTAGCAACAAAAGATCCTGGAACTTGATTGTTTCTATTTGCTGGTGGAGTATAGTCAGCAAGAGTATCTGGTCCAAGACTAGTTTTTACCTGCCATGCAGGAATCTGCCGATCACCAACCTGAATTAGCATGTCTAAAGGAGTATCAAACGAAGGTGATGATTGCAGATAAAGAGTTAATCTATCACCATTTCCCACTGTTGTAGGAAATACACCAACAGAATCATCATTTTTCTTGACACGAACATTAGTAGAATTAGTGGAAAGTAATGTTACAGGAACTTGAATACCATCTGTCAATCCTGTAATGCCACTTGCTGGTCGTTCTTCTGATCCTACAAGTGTATCTTCAATTGCATCAAACACATTAGGGAATGAGAATGCCGCAGGATTAGTTGAAGGGTTTGCACCAGTTTCTACAGTCCAAATACCTCCATCCACAGCATCTCCAATTGAAAGACTGGTTGAAAGTGGAAATAAAGCATTGTTTGAACTTAAAATTCTTAATTGTAAATAATCACCATTGTTTACAGTTCCACTATTACCACTAAAAGTTACTCCAGAAAGAACTTGAAATCCATCCGAGTTTGTTGTAGTATTATTTGTCGATGAAATTGCCCACTCACCAGCAGCACTAGTATTAATAGTAGCAGAAGCAATCAATCCCTGTAGTCTAATAACCTCACTATAACAATATGTGTTTGTTGGTTGATCTTCTAAATCTGTAAAATCTGGGAATGGTTCTGGTTCATTTGTTGGTTGTGCTATAGTTAAGATATCCCATCTTGCACTAGATGTACCAATAACAAGTGTCAATCTTGAAAATTGTACATTAAACTCAGAAGATTTTAGTCTAACTTGAATTTTTGCACCATTCTCAACAGTTATAGCTCCACCACTTTGAATCCACCCCGTATCCCAAGTTCCATTACCATCATAGTCAATACGCATTGCATAATTATCAATGCCACCGCCAAGATTAGATCCAAGTACTATAGCTGCTTGAGTTGTTGGTGTTAACCCGGTTACAGAAGTAGTTGGTATGCCGTCAGGCGGAAGAAATACTACATCAGTAGTATAAAATACATCAAGATCCGCTTCATCAATATCATTGAATGGAAAAGGATCTGGAGTAAAATCTTCAGGAATGGTTGTAATCAACCAAAACTGTACTAGATCACCAATGTTAATTGTTACAGTATTAGTGGTGTTCCACTGATTAGGTGCAATAAACCTAAACTGTACGTAATCACCTTCTGATACGTAAAGTGGTTGATCGTTAGGTGCAAACGAATATGTCATTCCTTTTAGTTATGATCCCAGTCCTATTATTTATTGACCCTAGATTCGTCTAACGTCCTCCCAATCATCATTCTTGTTAATATCAACCTTAATTGGGTAATCTGCCTTAATTTCTACAGGAATGTCAATATCATCAATATAATACATCTCAGATAATATTTCTGTTTCTGGTGTATATACAGGATCAGCATCTTTTAAAAGATCATCAGTCTCATCAATAGTAAAGTTATCTGGTGTTTGATCTATATTAACTAATGTTCTCGCAGTGAGTTCAACAGTTCCACCATTTCCTGAAGCTACCATGTAAAAATCAACTATATATGGTCCAAAATTATTCCATGGGACTGTAATTGGAACACCTGTTCCATTTGCTATAGTATCACTAACAGTTCCACCAGCACCACCATTAATTTCTGCACTAGTTGCAGCAGTTCTACTGATTGTTGTTCCCGTTACAACAGTACCATTAAGATATGTGTATGTTGGAGTTATCTGAATGCTAGTATTTGCATATTGTGTTTCATAATCAATAGTAAAGTTATTATCATAATCTATGACTGCTGGAACAGTAATGCTAGCAGTTGGAATTTGATATACAGTTATCGTAATACAAGTTTCTGGAGAAACTCCACCAGGACCACTAGCAACAGCACAATATGTTGTGGTGTCATTGGGACACACAGATTCAGAACTTTCTTTATTTGTATTTGCGATACCACCTTGTGTCCACGAAACACTATTTCCATCACCACTTACAACCCAAGAAAGAGTTGTGCAATTTCCAGTAATAATTGATAATCCTTGACTAGATGTAATAGAAATAGTAGGAGGAATTAATACAGAAATAGTAATTTGTCTCGTGGTTGATCCAGCTGGACCGGTTGCACTTAAAATATATGTTGTATCTGATGTAGGATTAACTACTGCAGAATCTACAAAATCATTAAAAGAAGGTGTAACATTCAATACTCCCGGTGTAATAGATAAAGTGTTGACATCACCAAATACAATCCAACTCAATGTGACAGAAGATCCTGAAATAACTTCAATATTTGAGGTATTTCCATTAGCATCTACTGCTGTAAAGTTAGCACTAGGAGGAAGATACACAATATGCCCATCAATATATCTTTCACCAGTATCACTTAGAGTCAATACAATTTCAATACCAGCAGAAGCACATCTTGCAAGAAAATAATTATATGATGCTCGCACTGTGTCGAGATCCATCGAACCCGAAATATCGATCCAGATAGAAACAATTGTTCCATATGGAAGACTCTGAAAATTACAAATGGTAAACCAATCAGATCTACTACCAGTATTTCCTTCATCGCGATTTACACGAATTGGTCCATATGCATTAGGATCACCTGGGAAGTTAGTAGGTACGTCAATACCACCCTGTCCCGAACCTTGTGGATCCAAAAGATAAAATGTTCTATATGGAAATGCGGTTCTAAATCCTCTGCGATTAGATAAAGATCCACCAATAACTGGTGGACTTTGTTGCCAAATAGAATTTAATAATCCCAAATTATTATATGCACTACCACCAGTTTCATCAATAACAGATACACATGTAACAAGTTTTGCTGCTTCGACCGCTGATAGGTTAGATTTTGCAATTAGAGGTGCTTCAGTTTGTAAAGACCTTGGTTTGATATAATACACTCCTGGTTTTGTTGGCATTGAATTGCCACCTACAGAATTTCCCTGAACTGCCGGTGCTGTACCAATTTGTCTTAGTTTAGTCCATTGTTCATTTGCATTTAAATCGACTAATATAGGAGTATTTGACTTAACCTCCACCTTCATATCAATATCATCAATATAATACATCTCAGATAATACTTCTGTTTCTGGTGTATATACAGGATCAGCATCTTTTAAAAGATCATCAGTCTCATCAATGTCTAAATTATCTGGTGTTCTATCAACATTAATTAAAACTGTAAACGCTTCAGTCGTTGCTCCGCCATTGCCGTTAGCGGTAATAACATAAGTTACACTAAGTGGTCCTCTATCATTATAAACAATATTTGTATTATAAACTCCACCATAAGAAGAATCGGGTCCAAATTCAGCAGAAGATGCTACATTTAAATTTGTAATAGGATCAGTGGTATTAGCAACAAAATCATAATTGTAAGTAGCAGACAATGTTACTGATGTATTTGCATAATCTCCTTCATATTCAATTGTTGCTTGCTGACCGTAATCAATTACTGCAGGATAATCTACAATTAAAGTTGGAGGATAATATACAATTAATGTTACAGATGCTTGTGGAGAAACACCACCAAGACCAGTAACATATCCAGTATAAGTTGTAGTAACAGATGGACTAAGAGATGTAGTACTATCTAAATTTGTATTTGTGATACCACCAGCAACCCAATATAAAGCATCACCATCTCCAGTGACACTCCAAGAAAGATTTGTACTACCATTAACAATAATAGATGGACTATTTAAAACGAGAATAAGTT